TCATATACCGAAGCAATTTTAAATATTGCCGATGAATACAAGGAACTTATTAAAAAATCTGGTAAAGAAAAGAAAAAACCGGCCATGATGGAAGAACGCCGTCCTGGTCAGGAGATGTTTCCAAAAATGAAAAGAGCGCTCAGTGAGCGTGGAATAACAAGACCGTCAAAGAGGAATATCATTGGCTAGCCCACAGGAACTTCTGGATTTATGGAACGCAGCACTCAACCCGCCGTATGCGCCGAGCAGGGTTGGAGACCTTACGTTTGAAAGCCGACTTCTTGAGGAACGTAACGAACTTGTTGACAGATTCCTTACCACTCAGGATTCTACCGTTAGAGAAGATCTCCTTGATGAAATTGCATTTATTGATACAAATACCGCGATTGACAGTAACTTCGACTCTATTGAGTTAGACCCTGTACGGGTCTATAGCATGGAGGAAATACTTGATATCCAGACTGAAAAAGCCAACAGGACTTTTACAAAGTACGAGGAAAAAAACCTCGAAGATATGTCGAATTTGCTTGCAGAGATAACCGATGATGTCCTAAAAGACTGGGAACAAAATGATATAGACGGAACATGGGCCGATGCAAGAACAATTGTTTCTGAAAACCTTTTCTACAACTGGGAACTTGATTTTCGTGGAAGGGCAGCTTTAACCGACAGGGTTGATCGAGGCGAAACTATAGCCGATACATATGCTTTTGAAAGACTGAACGCATACTCAGGCGAACTTGCTTCATCACCGGATACACTTCTTAGCAATGACAAGTTCTGGTCTGCGGTAGACGCAGCCGTGGACATTGGTTATTACCCAACAGAGATAAAGACACTCCTTGACGGCAAGATTAAAGATGCGGAGGAAGCTGAGACTATCCTTCAGGCTTTCGGGATTGAATACAAGCCTAAGTGGCAACCCTCCGGTCTTGTCGGAACACTCGAGAAACTTGATGATATGGCAGCAGAGTTTACAGAGGAGATGAACGAGACTATTCAGGCGACAAAACTTGACGCGCAACTTTCAGGAAACGTCCGAGTGTACTATGAGAATCTTCCAAGTGATATCGATGCCCCCGAGATATACCCGAGGTTTGGCGAATCTGTAAGGCAGGATCAGGCCCAGTTCAAAAGATTCCAGGATAGCGACTGGGACTTTACCGAAAATATTGAGAGCAATATCACCCGCCTTCTTAATGAGAAAGATAAGTATTTTGATGGCGAGCCTTTTTCGTTCAACCCGAGCGATATTTATTTTCCCGATGTTTTTATGGACATCACAGGAGAAGATCATAAGGGAGATATCAAGGCATCCCTACGCCTCTGGCGACACAATTTAATTGTTGATATTAATAAGACAGAGGCAGCCAGGATATACAACGCAGCTCTTAAAGATAAAAGAAAAAATCCCACAATGGATATGGCCGCAGACCTTTTTGATATGTACGATGCGGCGACAGGGGAAGACAACCAGATCCTCATTGACGAAGTTACCAATAAACTAAACAACGAAAAACAAAACAGGGAAAAAGAAAGGCTTAGGAAAATAGAGGAGAAAAAGCAGGAGGATGAGGAAAAGGCTGAGGAAAAGGCTCAGAAAGATGCCGAGGAATTAGCAAGGAAAACAGGCATTGAGAAAGAAGAGGCAATTGCTGAATATCGAGAACAGCAGGAGCTTATTCAGGGCAGAGAGAGCGAGGCAGTCAAATACCTAACGCAGAACCCTAGGTACAGGGCATTGCTTGAAGACCCTGATGGTGGAGAACTCTTTAAAAGAGCCGTTGCTGATAATGTCAGGGACTTTGAGAGTTTTGATCAACTCATGGAAGATGAAGAATTTGCAACCGAGGTTGCCTTCCTTGCAGATAGATTTGATCCTACGACGCCACCCCCGCTACCTGGTATGCCCGGAGTTCCCGGACTCATCGTAAGAAAGCCAGCTCCTCCGCCAAAGGATTTTAATTTTGATCTTATGAATCCACAGCTCGTTGAAATAGCTATGGAAAGGCCCGAGTTTGCAGAGTTCCTCTCAAACCAGATGGCACTTCCCGGATTCAACGAGAAATTCAGAGAGGCTTCAACCCCGCAACTTGATGAGGAAAGATATCGGGCGGCTATAGGTGGTGGTGCGCAGGAAGGCACTGATGCGTTTGAACTACAGGAACGCAGGCTTGAGGCCTTTGAACGCCAGTATACAGAGGCAATCAACAAGGGCCTCACAGATGAGGAAACACAAGAAGCGGTTGAACGACTTGAAACCGCACAGGAACAGTTCCGCAGGGAAACAAGCATGGACCCGACTACAAGAGAAAGACCTGCTGTCGGTGCCGCCTTTATGCCAGGCGGGTTTGCGAGAGAGGCTGCAAGGCAGCAATTCACTACACCGGCACAGACTTCAAGGCAGTTCTTTGAATCAAGACTTCCGGGATTTGAGGAACGATACAAGGAAAGTCCCTTCTTCAGGCTTGAACAGGAAAGAATCGAAAGAGAAGGAGAAGCTGAAGTCACAGAACAAGAAAGAGAAGAATCACGCCTTGAAACAGAACGAAGGCGAAGACTTAGAGGTGGAGTTGGTGCTGGCCGTGGAAGAACGATAATTACAAGAGGTAGAGCGTAATGACACAGAGACCATTTCTAGGTGGCGGAGAGGCCCGGACTCCAGGGTTTGGGCGACTCTCAGAGAAGAAAATCGCTGAAATGAGAAGGCGAGAGGTTCTTGAAAAAACACGCACACAACAAAAACAGATGGAGGGTATGGACTTCACGTTTGATCCTAAGACTGGGTTCGCGGTTAAGGGCGAGGATAGAAAACAAGATTGGAGGGCGCAACCAGAGATAGGTGCAGCTATAACAAAGGCGCAGAAAGAAGCCCTTCACCTAGGGCCAGAACCTTTGGAGCCATTTAAAGTTGAAGGGGTACGAGAAATTCCTAGAGGACCGATAAGCCCGCTTGGACTTTTTTCAATAGAAGCTGAGACTATGGGTGTCATCGCCCAAGAAAGACCATATGTCTTTGATTTGCATCCTGCCAATGTCATATTTAATGCGATGAAACTTGGACAGGATCTTGGTTTTGTAAGTAGACCCAAGGGTTCAACAGTCACTGCTGTTAAAAGTTTAAACCCCTTTTCTTCTGACTTCGACGTAAAAGGAATTCATGAAAATCTCCATCGGATAAAAGAAGGGCAAGAGGAAAGGTCTTTCAGAGAACAGATCCAAATGGGAGCTGCTGTTCCAACCAACTTTATTCCTGTGAATATCGGGGCAAAAACAGCCAAGGGTGGCATCAAGCAAACGATGTCGATAGCAAGTCATCTAAAAGCCAATTCAAACAAGGAAGTTTTCAAATCAATTGTTGAAAATGTTCCACATATATTGGAGGAAACCCCCGATCTTGCTACCGCATACCGGCGGGGTGGAGACGAACTGCTCGTCCAGATCATGAACAAGCCTCTTAACATTAAGGGGATACCCGAAAATTCCCTTTTTGAAGCCGATCTCAGGTTATGGCTTGATATGAGAACAACGCCGATGAACCTCGATGCCTTTGGTGACGAGTTAATCGGTGCCGTAAGCAAGGGTGGCATCGAGGAATCACTCGAGCGCCTTGTTGATCTCGGACTTGTTACCAAGCGTGGTTTAAATCTCGGAAGAGGTAAGGCAGTTTACACGAGGGCAATAAGCCTTGATTCAGCGGAATCTATGGGAATCCTCAAGGAGATGGGCCTTGAGATAGGTGACAGCGGTGCCGTACTCGGTAACGATTTCGTATTCAATATAAAGTCTTTCAATGAACAGTTAGACACGATCAACACCCTTGATAACGTCGCTGCTGCAAAGATCGCAAAGTATAGCGGAGTCAACCCTTCACTTGCAGCGAAGACCCCACTCGAGAAAGCGGTGATTGCATCAGCACGGCAAAACAGCAGTGCAGATCAACTTGTTGAAATAACCCTTCAGGCTGGACTTGATTCAAAATCCCAGAGATTTACCGGAAGGACTCCGGTCAAAATAGACAAGGATGGTGTCGTTAAGGGTACGGGAATGCTCTGGCAAGACCTTTTTTCAATACCCAATGTTGAGGAAGCCTTTATAACTATTGATAAGGTAACGGGCAAAAAAACCAATGCGTTAAGCGACGAGGCAATTGAGTATATACATAGGTACAGACAGATTGTCGATGAGATAGAAAAGCTCAGGGTCCAGAACGGCCTTCAATCTCTCAGCAAGGATCGTGACGGCTGGTTTTATATACCAAGGCGGGTAACGAGCATCGATGATGTTGAGCTGTTAAGAGATTCCAGCGCCCATCAACAAAGGGTCTGGGAATATGTGACCGATACAAGAATGGGAAAAATTGATCCAAAAACGGGAGAACTGGTTGAGACTATTTACGACATCGATCCCCGCCTGACATTACAGGGTCACATGAAAACTGCCTATCGCGAAATAGTCGATGCGCAGTTAAGCGAATACATGGCTGAAAACGTGACTTCTTTTACCAAGGTTGAATTACTTGAGAAGCTGAACCCCAAACTTGCCGCCCGAATAAACCAGGCTACGAATGACGTACAAAGGGCCAGAGCTGCCTATCACACAGCAAACAAAAATTTGCATCAGGCACAGACGGATATTGCAACTGAATTTATCTTCAATGAAAAGACAGGAAAGTTTACCAAGAAACCAGGAGTCAAAAAACTGGCACAGGAAGCGCAGGAAAAACTTCGTGAGATAAACAAGTTACAGGAAGAAGTCCAAAAAGCTAACGCTGAATTGGGCAAGACGCGGGCTGATTTCAACATTGTCCGGGCGGACAGGGCAAGAGCTCTAAACAATATTGCCAAAAAGGATCTCCTTGACGGCAAGCTTTTTGGAGAACTCGGCGATAATAAAATTCCGGTCAAGGAGTGGCGGGGAAGATTTTATAAACTTGATGACTTCACAATTCTTGATGATGGTGTTGGCAAGGTTGCGGGTGAATCGAAAGGATGGGTAAAAACTGTTCTTGGCAGACCCGCAGATGCAGCAAGGTGGCTGATCGCAAACGCTGACTTCGGCGCACCTTTAATACAGGGACTTCCTCTTCTTGCACAAGATCCGGTCAAATGGACAAAGGCAACTCTCAAGCATTATGAAGCCTTTTTAGACCCGACGGTTCAGGCACGATATATCGAAAATAATATTGACACGTTCAGGGAGATGGCACAACACGGGGTTCCCGTCGGCGACGTTGAATTCTTCCAGGCTCTTGAGCGAGGCAGAGGAATTCCGATAGCAGGATTACTTGAGATGCTTCCGCAAAACAAGGGCGATGAACTGCTTGGAAGTGTTTTCGGCGAATCCTCATTAAAGGTCGGAAGGGGCGCAGCCATGACCGGAAGAGGAGTTCGGGCTGTATCGAACCAGACCTTTGGGAGATTCCAGAGTTCATATAGTATGTTTCTTGCCTATAACCGTTCACTGATGTGGGATGCACTCAAACCTACGTTTACCCAGCCCGGGAAGAAAGGTGGAGGACTTGATGAGCTTGGCGCATATATAAGAAATCTTACGGGGGGACTTGATTCAAAGGCACTCGGCGTTGGAAGCAAACAGAGAGAAATCGAAGGTACGTTCCTTGCGTTTTCACCAAGGCTTTTAAGGTCAACTGTTTCACTTGTGAGTGATGCACTCATGGCAATACCAATGACTGCAACAGGCAAGGGTGCAACCGTGAGGCAGAAGGAATCTTTCAAAACGCTTGGAAAACTTCTGACCGCGGTTCACGGCGTTGCTGCTTCTGCTGTAATCAGCCACGGGCTTTCCAAGGGACATGACTGGGACAGGATTATGGATGATGTTGCAATCTCGCAAAACCCCCTCTCGGGGAAACGCTATCTCGGTGTCGAGGTTGACGGCCAGCACTACGGCGTAGGTGGTCAGGTACGAGCATTGACACAACTTATGACGGGAATAGCCGCAGCAATTGCAACAGGTGATAATAGTCGATTAATCGAAATGGATCTTAGGGAAAATCCGATTCTAGGCTTTATGGCAAGCAGGGGCGCTCAGGGAGTGAGAATTGTTCAGACCGCAGTTGAGGGGATTACCGGATTTGATGCCAATGTTTACGAGGAGATTGAAGGCTATACCGATATGGTTGCCCACCTTTTCGAGGACTCACTTCCGATACTAGTACAGGGCATGATGGAAGGAGACAATATTCCTGGTGCTACCATTGGGGCAGGCGGCGTAAGGACAAGTCCTTCAACAGCCGCAGACGACTTCAACAGAATTCTTGAAGACGACTTCAGGAACAAGCCCGACGAGGTACTTGAAAAGTTTGGTCACAATCGCGGCGAAGTTCCAAGGCGATCAAAGGATATGGACACAAGGCTAAGGCAACAGCTCATCGAGGAAAACCCGGAATTGCAGGATCTTGAAGTGCAGAAGAGTATCGAAAGAAGTGAAAAAGGTTCTGTTTCTGAAGATTATAGAAAAGAAAAGAAAGTGGTAAAAGATACCCGTGACACAAAGATAGAAAATGCTGTTGCGGAAGTCGGGGTAGGGCAAAAATTGAGGGGCGTCATCGGAGAGGCGTATCAAGAATACGTTAATGACACAGGATACATTGAGGGTAAAAGCGAGTATTCTGATCTTGTTGAATATTTCGATGAACAGGAAGCAAGCACAAGTGAATATAACCTTGCCCTTGAAGAATACTTCAGGGTATTAAATGCAGACCCACCTCTTGACCATCCGATCTGGGGATTCGATTTTAAAGCCCGTGACGAAAGGGTTGAGGCTCTCAGGGAAAACCCGATAACGAAAGGTTACGTTGACGATATAAAAAAAGACATCAGAAACAATGCCATAGAGCCAGTGCAGGAGCTTAACCGTGACAGGGATGTCATGCAGCCGTACTTCAGGGTCATTGACGAGGAAGTTGCCAAGGCAGGATTTGAGGAAAAATTTGAATTCTGGAAAAGGCAAGGCTATGAAGATCAGGAAGCGATGCGTCAGGGTGAAATTGAACGTATCGGTTGGACTTTTGATGATAGGTTGGAGCTTCTTAAAATTGAGGCTAAGGCCGACGAAAAAAGAGAGGCAATGCAGACAGGCGCTGTTAAGTCAATAGGATGGACAAAAGAGGATGCCTTTCTTCTTGATGCTCTTTTATGGAAATGGGAATATAACACCACTCCGCATAATATTAAGTTCTTTTTACTTGAAAGGAAATTCACGAAAAAAGAAGGTGGAGTGATTCTTTCAAAAAGAGGCGAGATAGATAGGTACTTGATAGAAGCAGGACTTGACTGGTGACAACAGCAGCAAAGACAGAACATGGGTTTCAAGGAGTACGATGTCCGCATTGTAAGCGGAAACTCGCCCAGAAACTTATTGGAGAAATATGGGTGCGATGCTCTAAATGCAGTACGGACCTTCATCTTATCTTTGACAAAGGAACGGTAAAAAAACTAAACTAGACGTTAACTTAAACATATATTGAAAGTGCGGTTCAGTCGCCAGAGATTAATTTTCTCGGCGACTTTTTTATTTTAAGGGGTAGTGCATGACATTACAGAACCAGACGGCAGGTTTTGAAAACCCGCCAGAAGAAGCAGTGAATGGAACTGGCAGCCTTGCACCAGAGACGGAGGCCGCGCCCGCAGAAGCGCAACCGGCCCAGAATCCTGGTCAACCTCCCACCGTAGATTCACTTCAGGCTGATTTAGCCGAAATGAGGAAGATGTTTGAAGACCAGCAGACGGCACTTACCAAGTCGCAGCAGGACTTTAATTCACTCAACGGTCGCTATAGACGCGCCGTCGAAGAGAAGTCCACGCTCGATGAGATAGCCGACTCGATTGCTGCTCTATCAGGCACCACAAACGCTCTGATTCGCCACCAGGCGACGCAGGACGAACAGGTGCTTGCAGAGGAGCTTGAGAAGGTACAGGCCGATACTGCAAACCGCACTACCAACCGGTCTTTTACAAACGCTTCCGCCGACATGATCCGCGAGATCCAGGAGATTACTGAAGAACTGGGACTAGACCTTGAACGCTCGGATGAACTCCGCACCTTCAGGGAAAAATGGACCCCAGCCTATCAGGCATCCGATGTCGCAGGACTGTATGACGCCTATGCCGACTTCCTTAAGACAGCACGTCGTCTGGAAAGGGATAAGCGTGAATCGGACCTTACGAGCGCCCAGAACGCAGCTCAAGAACAGAGAACCCGGGAAAACGAAGAACTTGGAATTAACGATCTCGATTCGGGAGTGGGAATTCCTTCGGCGATGAACGGCAACTCTCTTCTCACGCGCCTTGGCGATACAGGTTCGTCGGTATCTAGAGACGAAATAGCACAAGCAGCGGAGCAGATGGCAAAACTCGGTATCCGCTTTTAATTGGGAGATTAAGAAATGGCTGTTGGAAATACGATAACAGATTCATTAGCCGACTCTATTCCTACAATGATTGCCTCGGCAAGAATTGTGAGAGAGTTCGCTGGTGTAATGCCTAACCTCGTCGATAGGCAAAGACTCGACGAAAACACAGGAACAGTCTGGAATGAAGTTTCGATGTCGAAGCTATCAGCTCAGGCCGTCACCGAAAATACAGAACTCGACAACCCCCAGCAAATGGAAGACACGTTGTTCTCGGTAACCCCTACGGTTATTGGAGTTCACACTGTCATCACCGACAGGGTTGCCCTGAGAATTAGCACCAACGCATATGCCCAGACAGGGTCACTTGCACAGAACGCTATTGAGAGAAAGAAAGACCAGGACGGACTGACGGCTATCGACGGGGCTACAACCCCGCTTGGCGGAGCCGATGCTCTGGACTCAGGTGAAATTGCTGCGGCAGCTTACAGGATTACCTCAAACACAACTGAGCCAGCTCCTGCAAATGCTCCGATCAACGCTGTCCATCACGGCTTTTGCCTGAAGGACATTGACGACGAATTGATCAATGCCGGTATCGGAGTAACCACTGGAGAAGGCGCACTGCTAACTTCAGGTGTTGCTGTCGAGGCATACCAGAACCGATATCGGGGAACAATCGCCGGTGCAAGACTGTATGAGGATGGAAACATCACGATTACTTCAAACCTTGCAAAGGGCGGAGTCTTCTCGCAAATGGCACTGGTATTAGTCGAGGGCAGGTCTCCATATATTGAGACCAAGAGACTGCCTGAACTAGGCGGTGGAGCCACAGCTCTGTATCACTATGACGAGTACGCCTATGGAGAGCGATCTTCAGGCAACTGGTTGTATGAAGTACAGGCTGACGCTACTGCACCAACCAGCTAGTGAATGCTCGTAGATCAGCGTGGACTGAGAATCGTGGACCCATTCCTAAAGGGTGGATTGTCCACAACATGAACGGAAATATGGGAGATAACAGGCTGGAAAATCTGGCATGTATCCCTCGTAAGACAGAAGATATATCAAAAGTAATCGCTCCCTATAGGAAGCGCATAAAAAGACTGGAGTTACAACTTCAGGAGGAGAATATATAAAATGGCACAGAGTGGACCAGGAAAGATACGGTTGTTTAATGACTTTTTCGGGGTAGGCGACACGTTAGCTTTAACGGCCGACACCGCTGAGTTGGGAGACTTTTACGCTGGTGGTGAGGGGTTTGAGGACGCCGACGCTGGAATTGCAGGGAAAGATGCCTTGTCTGGCGTTGTAACGCTTACATCTGCCAACACAGACGCAGATACCACCTTTATTGGAACGCACATTGGATTTGACGTTGCCCTGATGGGAACAATTGTGTTGGAGACCAGGGTGCAGGTTCCAGACCTAGATACCAAGGAAATATTCTTTGGTCTGACGAGCATCCTATCGGTTGACGAGCAGCTTGAGGACATTGTGATAAATGCCTCGGGGACCACTATTACTATGCCAGCAGACCTTGCTGGGTTCTATCTGAGTGATGAACTTGATGATGACGAGGACTGGCACGGTATCTATAGTGGCGGAACTGCTTCTGCCTCAACTACTACCACTGACGTTGACTTAGATGATGACGCAGTAGCTGGCGAATGGCAGGTTCTTCGCCTAGAGGTTGCTATTAACGGTACATGTCGATGGTATATAGATGGCGAATTAAAGCAGACCGTGAAAAACGCAGTATCGACAACTACAGACTATGCTGTGGTTTTAGCTGCTGGTGCCAATACTACGGAACTTAACATCGTTGACTGTGACTACATCCTCGTAGAGGCAAATAGAGACTGGACTGTATAGGAGCTTTTAGTGGCTGCACTTGTTGAACTGGCCACAGCGGAAATATGGAGTCATGAGCCTTGCTGGCATATCTCTGAGATAAATCGGCAGGCTCCTGATTCCTCGGGCGCCAGAAGGTACCAGACGATAACCGTTATCAGGAATGATCGAAAGGTCAAACTTGAGAGAGACCTCGGTGATGCCCGCCTTTTCGGTGAGGAGTTCCAGTTAATACTCGGAGTTCCTGACGGGAAAGGTGGAGGCGAGGCTCTGTATACCGTCGAGGAAGGTCTTCTGCTTGCACAGGAAATGAACCTGAAGCCGCCCCCTAAAACCGAGGTTAAACCCAGAGACTGGAAGAAGATTTTCTGGGATAACGTGGAAGAAAAAAACAAGTGGATGAAGGGTCAGAGTACGTTTGGCCCCGACTATAAGAAGGAGCGAACCCGTTGACACAGGAAAAATCTATTCAGGAACAACTTAGAGACGCAGAGGTAGCCGAGGAGCCTGGGAATATGAAGCCCGGAGCCGTCGTTGGCAACAGCAATGGAATGACGATGACAGCTTCTGAACTCCAGAGCGCAGGATACGTCTATGTCTACGATAACAGGACGGGAGACCGCTCGGTCGTCAACCGGAATATGCTTGAGCAGCAGCTCGGCAAAAGAAGGGATGACGACACATACGCATTTACAACAACAAAGCCAGAGTTTGAAAGGCAGTACGGGGACCTCAAGTGCCTTCTTCACAAGGAAGATCCCAACAGGGCCGAGTACGATCGGATGGGACTTGCCTACTGCACAAAGGACAACCTGACCGCTTCACATGATCTGAGAGTCCATATGCAAAAGCGTCACAGGCGTGAATGGGCAACGATAGACGGTGAGCGAATTGACGAAGAGAGAATCAGGGAGAGGGCGAGGCAGGATAATCTTGCCGAGGCCATAAGACTCCTTGCAGAAAGAGACAGCGAATCAAGTAATAAGGGGACGAAAAATGCCCAAAAATAACTTTTCTCCAATTAAAAGCAGTCTCGTTACCCACGCGGTGACAAGTTCTGCAACATCTCTGACAGTATCTGATCAGGCAAATTATGCAGAAGGCTACGTCAGGACAAATTCTGTTGTTGAGACACGCGACGGAACAGCACCGACCACAACGAAAGGAACCCAGTGGGCAGCAGGCGACACTATCGCACTAAGATCGAGAGATGAGGTCACGGGCTTTCAGGTCATAAGAGAGAACGCTTCAAACGCTGCGACCATCGACTTCCAGTTCTACAACAAAGTTCCTGGTATGAATTAAGATGGCGGGCATATTTTTACCCGGAAGCAAGGCATCTGGAACCGGGGATATAACTACTGTAGATGCTGGCGTTGGCCTGTCAGGCGGCGGAGATAGTGGTGATGTAACTCTAACGCTTGATTTATCTGAACTTAGTGCTGTAGTTCCTACCAGTGGTGACTGGTTCGGGACGCTGGACTCAGACGAGGCTAACGAACAGTTAACGACAACTGACGCTCTTGCAACGCTGTTTGCAGGGGATGGACTGGCTGCTTCAAGTGCCGTTCTGGGACTTGATCTTGTAACCAACGGTGGCCTTGAAATATCGAGCAATAAACTACAGGTAGCTACAGGCATATCCCAATATGATGTGGCCCAGTTTGCAGCAAGCGTTGCTGATAATGATTTTCTTCGTATAGACGGTACAGCCGTAGAGGGATTAAGTGCAGCAGAAACAGCAGCCGCAATTGAAGGCAGTATTGATGCAGTAGGAACTATAGCTTCTGGAACTTGGGAAGCTACAGATGTGGGAGTGGCTCACGGTGGTACTGGAGCATCTACTTTAACTGCCAATGGCGTTCTTATAGGTAAT